TGGAGTTCAGACGTGTGCTCTTCCGATCTATGCGATGGTGTCAGTGGGCACGACGCCCGAGGTACTACTGGATTCGTGGCGAACGATTATCTTTAAAACACCAATAAAATTTACTTGCACACACACACACAGATATAATAGACTACTATTCAGTTATCGAAACGAGAGGAGAGAGAAGATGGGCTGGTACGGTAGCTGGGCATTAGGTGAACTGGTAGACGCTTACGAAATAATGGGTAGCACTTCGGTATGCGACGGTGACACTAAATCGCTGCTAGTCGGGGTCGATGAGAAAAGGGGTGAAGACGATGAATAATTTCGTGGTGCAAGCAATGTACGCTGAGGAAATGGCAAAAAGTATGTTAGAGCAAACATTACATTTCGCTAAGCTGCAAGGGTTCGACGTACAGACAGTAGGCGACGAAATAGTATTGACCGAGAAGTCGGAGAACGGCGATGAGTAACAATGACGCAGTAATCGAGTTCCTGTTTAACCAACTACAGCAGCAGCTAACGAACAACCCATACAAGCAACAGTGCGAAGACCTGGCGCATGAGGTGCAGTCACTTAAGAATCAGTTACGCGATATGTCGGAGCTGGTGGATGAGTTGATGGGTACCATAACGTTAATGAACGGGAAATCTAGTTGCCGTAAGGAAGATACTAAGAAATGCGAGCATGAATGGGTGCTGGACGAAAAAGGTGACTACTTCGTTTGCGCTAAATGCGGTAAGCAAGAAGCCGAATTAATTGATTGCCGACACACTAATACCGTTGGTTTGCGTAAGGGTTTTGCCCCGGGGTTTACTAAAAAGTGTCTGGATTGCGGGGCTAAACTGAAATGACCAGCATCTTATTTATATGGGTGTTGTCTGCGGGTCAGATGCAACTAGCGGCAGCAGAAACGTTTTATTCGATGGAGGCGTGCCAGTCAGCGGCACGCGCCGCAGAGAACGCGCACTTCTTGTTTCAGGGCGACAAGCCAAACGATTCAGAGGTACGCGCTATCTGCTCACCTAAGCGACTTGGTAAACAGGAGAAATAATATGACTATTCGTACTTTTGACGCTGTTCCGCTTGGCACTGTACCTGGAGCAACGCTATTTCAGTTAAACGAACAGCGCGCGGAAGAGGGTGAGCTTTGCCTCACAGCGGATTATAAGAAACTCGAAGCCGAGTTACAGAAATACAAGGACCAGTTCCCTGATTACGTCGAGTGCGCGAACTGTGGGTCAGTCACACATGTGGAAGGGGTAGAAGACGCTATGGGTCAATCCGGTTGCCGTAAGGAAGACGCCAAAGAATGCGAACACGTGTGGAATAGATACATTGTACACCCTCACAGAAAGATATGTTTAGTATGCGGGGTGAAGGAATGACACTCGCAACTGACATCCTGAAACGAAGCGGCCTTGCGCCGCTGTCACCTAAAGTTAAGACGCGAGCGCGTAACGCAACTTACAATGAACTGGCAGAACGGCGTAAAGCTGTCCGCGCCTGTGGATTCCAGAACGGGAAGGCCGTGAATCTCGGTGAGTTTAAAACACAGGAACGCGCAGCTATCGCTAATCGGCTATTTAATTACTGGAAATCGCTGGGGTACGATGATATTCCGACGAAACCGCAGAGACGGCAATACATCTGGAGACACAAATAAACCGTTATTAGGATAATTCCTACCCGTGGTATCCTCCAGTTACTGCATACTTAATACGCACCTGGAGGATTCATCTTGGATAAATTTACTGAAACAGTGACGGGCTGGCTTCTCGCTGCCGCACTCGCCGGAGGGGTCATCGGACTACGACAACATAAGTCCGTTATTTCTGGCCCTATCGATGGCTTCTGCTTCATCGCTACTGGTTTCGCCTGCGCCGTATTTGGCGCCCCTCTTGCAGCTCAATGGTTCGGTATCACGGGCGACCGTGAAATCGCTGGCCTGGGCTTTATCATCGCTATTCTCTGGATGCCTATTTATTCCCGTCTCTCCGGTATTGTTGCCGGAGAATACATCTCACGTCGAGGAGGCCCGGATGAATGAGTTATTCTGGTTCGCCGTAATGTTGGCGATGGGCGCTTCGTCCCTGTTCAACGTGTATAATGAATGTGTTGACGACGGGCTATTCGGTCGGGTGCTCTATATCCTGACTGCTATCGTCTGCGCCGCCGGATGTATCCACCTGTTACAGGGCAGCATGTCACCTACGCTGCCAGAAACCTTAATCACATTAGTTGCGCTGCGCCAGATTCGTCAGGCGTGGCTGTCATACGGAGGACATAAGCGTGTCTCGAAATATTTCAGATAATGGATTGCATTTTACCGCTGCGTTTGAGGGATTCCGTGGAACCGCGTATCGTGCTACGCCGAACGAGAAGTACCTTACCATAGGCTACGGGCACTACGGGCCGGACGTAACACCAGGTAAGACCATCACCCCGGGCCAAGGCCTCCTGTTACTGAATCGCGATATGGCTAAGGCTGTGGCTGCGGTTGACGCGGCGGCACACCATTCGCTGACACAGGCACAGTTCGACGCTGTGTGCGACCTGGTGTATAACGCAGGCGCTGGCGTGATTGCGGCTTCTACTGGCACGGGCAAGGCACTGCGTTCCGGGGATATCGCGACGCTGCGGGCTAAGCTGGCGCTGTTCATCAACCAGAACGGCAAACCGTTACTTGGCCTGCGTCGCCGTACAGCCGGGAGACTGGCATTATTTGACGGTAAACCGTGGCAAGAGGCTGAGGCTATTGGGAGGGCCGTTAAATGATGGACGAATATGAAGGCGTTTAGTAAACTTACATCCACGCTGCTTGTGCCTGCATACTAAGCCCCGGTAAACCCGAAGCAGCAGCCCAAGCGGTGGAGACTGCGTAGGGTTCAGGGGCTTATGACCGAAACCCGGACCGCGAATCCGGGTTTTATTTTACCAATTGACACCTAAGACTAATCCGACGATACTTAAATCACCTCCTGTTCCATCCCTCTGCTCTCCAGTTTTATCCCGGCCCTGACCCAGCCGGGATTTTTTTTTATCTGTTTTCCACAATGACTAGTTGACTATTACCATCGACCCTATTATATTTACTCCATCGACAACGAGAACGGAGTATAGAAGATGAAAATAACAGATACCGAAGCATTTAAAGACGCGCAACTGATGGCACGCATCGCCGTTAGTAACCTGAGCAACAGCATTCCAGCGGACGCGTTCTGGTTCGCTGCGATGCAGACACTTAAAGCAGCTTATGCAGGAGAGAAGAAATGAGCAAGTTAGCCGCAGATTTAGTACCTGGAGACGTTCTGTTTATAGACGACAGTTACGGTGGGTATTTTGTAGAGGTTAAAAGCGTCATCGAAGATACACCGCTTTTGATTGTTAACGGCGAAATTGTATTCCTTACTACCGATTATGTTGAGGTTAAGTGATGAGCGAACAAGGTCAAGTAAGCCAACCATTACGAGTAGGCCGTAAAGTCAGTCACACACCGTTCCCGACACGTGAGGAACTGATGAAACGTAACAGTTTCCCTGGGCCGGACAAGAACAAGTATCTCAATCGCATGTGGGGAGAGCGTAAAAATGACTGACCGTGAATATGAGAAAGCGTGTGTAGAAGCTGCGCTCCGCCCTGCCGACAACGGCGAATCAGAGATTGCTTGCCTGGATACTATGATTCAGTACTACGCAAATAAGGTAGACCGTCTGATGGAGCAACGCCGCGAACTGATTAACCGCTTTAACCTGAACAAACCTTCCCCTACTAACGACAGTTTCGATGGTTATTTTTATGAGGGAGCAGAATAATGCCTAAAATCACAATAGCATCGCTCGAACGCCGTATCCTGGTGCTTGAGTCAGAGAAACAGACGTTAGGCGGGCAACTGTCTATCAACGGTGAGTTTCAGCTGGAGGCGTTTAAGCTGCTTCTTGATAAGTTGAAGGCAGACGAAAAGCCTTGCGTGCATGATTACTACCTACATGTGGTGGGTGGATTGCATCGAGCCACGTGCATTAAATGTGGTAAAGCGTATGGAGTCGCCTAAACCGGTAGTCATTGACGGCGTCCTGTGGAAACCTTACTCGGTTAACCACATCGACGCCGACGGGAAGAAGTTCAGCTTCTACATTTTTGCAATTAGCCGGGAACACGCCGCTTGTGTGGTCGACGACATACGAGAAACGGCGTGGCTCGGTGATGAGATAGTGGGGTGAGAGTATGTTTCATGAATTAAAGATATTACCTGAGCATTTTGAGCCTGTTTTAGCAGGCGTTAAGTTGGCGGAACTTCGATTAAACGACCGTAACTTTAAAGTGGACGATACTTTGTGTCTGAGAGAATACGAAAACGGTGGGTACACAGGCCGTATCGTTTACCGCCGCGTTATTCATGTTGCGGACGTAGGGGCTTACCTACCAGGGTATGTACTATTAAGTATGGAGGATTGATTATGAGTCTCGAGGTTGTTATCGGTCTTGTAGCGGCAAGCTATTTTATCGGCGTATTGATTGGGTTTATGTGGGGCCGTAAATAATGGCACGTACTGTCGCCGCGAGATTCACAGACATTGAATCCGCTATTGAAGAAGCCGTTTACAGTAAGTTCTGCAACCCTTCTGCGGTTCATAACTACGGTATTATCATGCGGTACGGTAAGTTTGAAATTCGCAGGGTGCGCAGCAGTCGCCCGCAAGAGTTTTTATGGACCACAGAAAGCCTTGTCCCTAGATGCCACATCTACACAAGCGGTGCTCATACAGTTTTCGTAGACCTGGACAAGAAAGGTATAACGGTTATTAAGGGGGATACTAATTGATTACCAGCATTCCTAACCTGATTAAAGAATTCGGCACGATGGCGGAGACATGCCGACAAACTGGCCTCAACGAAATGACGATTGCGAAGTACAGTAAAGACGTTAACTGTGAGCGCCATGTAATTTATAACAACCGGCTGATGACGCACGTTAAGACAAGCCCGGTGTTATTCACGCGCCGTGGTATCACTAAAACAGAGCAACGTATTGCTAAAGAGGAGAGTGGGGAATGAGTGAGATGAAACCTTGCAGATGTTGTGGCATTAAACAAAGCCCGGTTGATGAAAAGAACGCTGAATACGAAACACTCGTCAGCTTAGTGCTTCAATGTGGTGATGAGAAGCAATTATTGACTCTTATCGACATTATGCGGTCCAAGATAACAACCTGTGTATCGTCGTCTGACCCTAACAAACTGCCGTACCCTGATAAAGAGTTGTGGCACGTACGAATCATGGCTGATGCTGTTATGATTTTGCAGGATAAGTTATTAACCCGTAGTATGCGAAAGGAGGGCGGGGAATGAGACTACTAATCATCCCCAACGCATGGGCTATCGCCGTAGCTAACGACCATTACGGCGGCGATGGTAAAAGAGCACCACGACACGGCCTATATATATATAACTGATACAAGCCCTCTACGGAGGGCTTTTCTGTACATCCCGCCCAATCCCCTTATATAATCCCTTTAGACGCGTAGGGCGCGTCTGGTGCGCTCTGATGGTCAGACGCATATGCAAGGGGATTCTATGAAGCTGAAACTCAAGCAGCCATCGCCCGAGGTGGTGCAAGCTGCACATGAAGAGGCTGTTAGCGCAAACCGTCGCCGTAAACGACCGCGCGGTAAACAGAGCCTTTATCAATCATCCCGTAATTCCGCCGCGTTGTGGGACCCGGACTATTGCGACGCTTTAATCGAGTTCTTCGACCGCACGTCATGGGAGCTTGTGCCTACGTCTAAGGGTGACGAACGCCCGCTGATTCAGGATAAACCGCCGTCACTGGCTCGCTTCGCCTTACATATCGGCGTCACTATCCCGATTATTAAGCTGTGGTTGCGTGAGATTCCCGCATTTGCAGAAGCCTACGAAACAGCACAGGCACTGGAAGAGGCGTATTTCACTGAGACAGGCGCGGCGGGTATCTCTGCTACGTTTGCCGCTGCGAAACTGGGGCTGAATAAGAAAGAAGAATCGACTGGCGAGGGTTCGGAACCTATCGAGATTCGTTTCGTTAAGGCCGTTAAACCAGGGGGAGAGTAATGGATATACCACTGACGGAGCCTCAACAGGACTTTGTATTCAGTACAAAAACACATCCGGCTATTGTCGCAGGACTGGGGGCGGGTAAGTCCCGCGCGGCAACGATGCGCCTGTTGTATCTTATGTTGCGCGAGCGCGGGATAAACACCCTGTACACCATGCCTACGTATGACCTGTTGAAGCTGCGCGCCATCCCTGGTGTGGTCGATGACCTGAATATGATGGGGCTTAAGTATGACCTCAACAAATCGGAATACAGTATCCACGTTAAGGGGTACGGTACTATGTTTTTCAGATCATACGACAACCCGAACCGTCTAATCGCTTTTGAAGTAGCTCATTCTGTCGCGGATGAACTTGATGTTCTTACTAAAGAACAGGCATCTCTGGTGTGGCGTAAGATTTCGGAGCGTACCCGGCAACCATGTAGGGGTGGGAACAGTATTGCCGCCGTGACTACACCTGACCAGGGATTCTCTGGATTTGTGTATGACTATTGGGTTACTAACGCCGACAGTTCTACGGAACTGATTAAGGCGTCTACATTGTCTAACCCATATTTACCTGACGGCTACGTCGAACAGATCCGCAGGAACTACGACGCGGCTTTGGCTGATATGTATATTAACGGTGAATTTGTCAGTTTGACGGCCAATAAGGTGTACCACTATTTCAAAAGAAGCACACATGACTCCACTCGCACCTTGCAGAACGGAGACGCTCTGCATATAGGGCTGGACTTTAATATTGGCGGCTGTTGCGCCACCGTGAGCGTTATCGAAGACGGCAACCCGACGGTTGTTGATGAGTTTGTCAGCCATAATACCGACGACTTCGTCAATAATGTCAGGATACGGTATCCGGGCCATACGGTTACGGTTTACCCTGACGCCTCTGGTCGCTCAGGCCACACTAACGCATCGTTATCTGACATAGGTATCATCGAAAAGGCCGGCTTGCGTGTTAACGCTCCAAGTAAGAACCCATTCGTTAAAGACAGGATAAACGCGGTTAACGCTCTTTTGTCACATAGCCGTTTGAGGGTTAACACTTCAAAATGCCCTAAATTAACGCAGTCACTGGAGACGCAGGGGTATAACGATAATGGCGAACCGGAGAAGTTTAAAACTCACCCAGCTATCGACGACTGGAACGACAGTTTAGGTTATTGTATGCATAGGTTGTTCCCTGTTGTCCGCCCTGTTATCAATACACCAGTTCGTTTCGCACTTTAAGAGGATTATTCAATGTTAACTATGAACGGTCAGAATCAGGGTGTTAAGACAAAACACCGGGAATGGCTGCATCACTTCGATAAATGGCAGAAGGTACGCCACGCGCTGGAAGGCGACCTTATTCGCTACCTACGCAACGTCGGGAAGAACGAACCTGACCCGACCTACGCTGCGCAGCGCCAGGAAGAATACGAGAACGGCGCTATCTGTTACAACTTCACTAAACGCACCCTGGCGGGGATGGTTGGCAGCGTTATGCGTAAAGACCCCGAGCAGATTATCCCGCCTGAACTTGAGTACCTGTTACGTAATGCCGACGGTTCTGGTGTCGGGCTGTGGCAGCACGCGCAGGATACGCTTATGGAAATTGACTCAGTAGGTCGTGGTGGGCTGCTGGTGGATGCGCCGGAGACAGCCGCAGCAACGGCAGCCGAACAGAACGCTGGGTTATTAAACCCGGTCATTGCATTCTATACTGCAGAGAATATCATCAACTGGCGACTCACTCGCGTGGGTTCTGTTAACCGCGTTACGATGGTAGTGTTGCGCGAGGTATGGGAATACTCGGAACCGGGCGCAGAGTTCGAAACAAAGTTCGGTGAGCAGTACCGTGTTCTTGACCTGATTGACGGGCGCTACCGCCAGCGCATCTATCGCTTCGATGCCGAAGGGGGTGCACAGGATGAAGTAATCGAAATATTCCCGGAACTGGGCGAACAGTTGCGCGGAAAAATCCCGTTCACGTTTATCGGGGCGAGCAACAACGACGCTACTATTGACGATGCGCCTTTGCTGCCGTTGGCGGAGCTTAATATCGGGCATTTCCGCAACAGCGCGGACAATGAGGAGTCAAGCTTTGTTGTAGGTCAGCCCACTCTGTTCATTGCTCCGGGTGAGAACATGAGCATGGAACAGTGGGCAGAAGCAAACCCACACGGTGTGCGCATGGGGTCGCGTTCAGGCCATAACATCGGCTACGGTGGTAACGCGTTTCTGGTTCAGGCGGGAGAGAACAACCTCGCCAAACAGAACATGCTGGATAAAGAGAATCAGGCCATCCAGATTGGCGCACAGCTTATTACACCGACGCAGCAAATCACCGCTGAATCGGCCCGCCTGCAACGCGGGGCCGATACGTCCGTTATGGCGACAATCGCACGTAACGTAAGTATGGCGTATACCGATGCGTTGCGCTGGGTAGCGGCGATGCTGGGGCTGCGTGAAGACACAGAGGTTGAATTCAAGCTGAATATGGAGTTCTTCCTGCAACCGATGACCGCTCAGGACCGCGCTCAGTGGATGGCAGACATTAACGCCGGTTTGCTACCAGCTACTGCTTACTACTCGGCATTGCGTAAAGCGGGCGTAACTGACTGGACAGACGAGGACATTCAGAACGCTATCGAAGACACACCGCTGCCGTTGGGTGCTGTTACTCAGGTGGCGGGGGAGATTCCGCAGACGGCGCAACAACAGGAGTAAAGAAAAAGGCCCCTTAACGGGGCCTTAGTTTTATTTCTTTCCTAATGCTTTCTTGATTGCTTTGCCGGCCAGATTTAATGGATGGTCTTCATGGCAATCATCAGAAGATACTGCGCAAACATCCTCAACATAATCGCGAAGCTGGCGGAGAGCTTCAAGTAACTCAGGTGCCGAGGCGATAAGTTTTGCGTTAGCCAATTTTACTGAGTCCTTTTCCCGCATACTCATCACCTCAGCCACATAAACGTCACCCGCCCAGATAGCCGTTCCGTGATTAGCCCATGCGCCGTCTGTACCTTTAAATTTGTGTGCCATTTTTCATCTCCTGTTTAAGTTAACTGAATAGTACCCTATTATATTGGTGTCTGCAAATATTATTTTTATGCGTTACACTGGCGATACTACAGGAGGGCACATGAGCTTACTGACATCACTAATCAGCCACCAGATTTGGCTGCAACGCAACGCATCTGGCGAAGTGAAAGACCTCGCACCGTTCATTCAGGAGATGCGGGATGAAATCAAACGGCAGGTGCTGTTGTTCGGCGACGACGGGAGAAGCACCGCGCGTCTCAATAAACTGTTACGCGACTTAGAAGAAGCACTGACAGGGCTAGCCGGAGACTGGCAAACAAAGCTGACCGAAGACCTTAAGGAACTGGCAGCGTATGAGGCTGAGTGGAATGTGAAAACACTCACGGCTAACGTCAACGCTGAATTTGTTACGCCTACCGCCGAACAGGTGTGGGCCGCTGCCGAGTTTCAGCCCTTATCATTAAGTGACAAGCCTGTCGATTTCACTAAGCTGATGACCGGCTGGGGAGAAACAGAAGTCGCGCGCCTCGTAACCGGCGTTAAGATGGGCTTTGTCCAAGGCCAGACGACACGGCAGATTGTTAAGAATGTTGTTGGCGCTGGTGGGCTGGCGGACATCTCCGAGCGCAACGCAGCTACGGTAATCCGCAC